ACATATTGGTTACCAATAGTCAAGATAAAATGATAAAAATTGAAAGAAATATTAATGCTTTTAATTTTATTACCAGTATTTACCAGTATTTTCCACAAACGTATCGCTTTATAATTTCCCTATGGCAAAAATAAAAATTCAAGAAATCATGAAACTAAAGGATATAAAAGTAAGAGATCTGACAGAGAGTGTACCGTTTTCCAGAGCTACTACATACCGGATCTTAAAAGGACAAAAGAATCCAACAATAGATGACCTGGAAGAATTTGCAAAAGGACTTAAGGTACCGCTAGAGGATCTGTATGAATCAGAGTATTCCAGGGATAAAATAAAAAAGTTGTCTCAACATTGAGACAAACCTTGCAAATGACAAGTATAATAAATATAATACAAACATAAGAACAAAGCGCGCTGTTGAAAACTACACTTACGGATGAAGAAATGCCATTGAGGAGGGGCGGCAGTATGCTTGAAATTATAAAAATGCAGTTGAAGGAATATATAGACAGGATGGATCAGTCGGATGAGAAATTTCTAAAGCAGATATTAACGATTGTGAGAAAACATTGTAAAACAAAAACATGAAGAAGTGGAACACCGGAGGGCAGCAGTACCCTCCGGTGTTTTTTGTTTGTTAAGGCACTGTTATAGTAATCTTCCATTGATTAAGTTTTTGGCATCTTCGGAAAAATCATGTCCGCTTTCCATATAAATTCTCATTATTAGTTTGCGAACTTTATCTTGCCCCAATCCATACATTCGGCAAAAGACTATTGCTGCTCTTAGGTTTTCTTCTATATCACGATCTTTTTTTAATGTATAAAAGAAACCACAAGGAATCATTATGGAATCATATAGTTCATCCATAGCAGGATTGTAATTATAATGAGTATTCTTTTCAGCCGGTGTTTGTTTTTTGTAATTCCAAATTAAATTAAATGCATCTTCGTAGTCATAATCTAATATCAAAGATAGGGCTTCATTTTCTAACTCTAAGTTAAAAGTTGCGGAATCATGAACCGTTTTGATAAGTTCAGAACCGGTGTCGGTGGCACAAAAATAGTGAGTTGAATCGCCAAGGAAAGAAGATAACTCTTCCAAACTGATATTTTCTAATATTCTTTTTTGCAGATCAGCTTTTTTACCAGAAAGTGGTAATTCAAAATGCCTAAGAATATTTTTTAAATCATCAACCTTAAATCTTTTTAGGTTTATCTGAGAAATAGTAAGTAGTCCTGAGGAAATCAATTTTTTTATTTCAATCGAGTAATTTATATCATATTCATAATACCAATATTGCGCAATATTAGGGTGTTCAAGAATGCGACCATCAAGATATTTTAAAAAGAAAATATCAGTCGACAACATAGGAACATTACTGGTATTTGGTGAAATATTGCACAATTCTTGATAGGATGGAATCGCAGTCTGAAATCTCTTGCTTTGTAAGTCATTATTTATATGTGGAAGGTCAAGCATTTCACTATCGTAGATACCTTCTCTTTGTAAGGCTTCTTCATATCCTAATTGCACAAGATATGGAACTTCCTCATCTGTTATGGAACTGCCATCTGGATGAAATATTACTCCATTATGCTCAACATATTGTTCAGAATGAATAGAAGGTGAAGGTTCGATATTAGTAGGTTCGTTCTGTGTATTCACAGAACAAGTTGCTACTGATTGACCAACTTGATATGTTGGTGAATCAGGAATATTGTTTATAGCTACATTAGAAGCTGAATCAGTACTTGTTTTTTTATTAAAAGCAAATTTGGTTAGTAATATTCCGATTATAGCAAAAATGAAAACCAAAAGGAGACAGAGGACAATAGGAATTGATGAATTTATAAAACAATTTATAATTCCACCAATGGAACACAATAAAAAATAAATTCCAAAAAAACCACATATAATTCTTGATAAAACAGAAAAAACTTTTTTCATAACATACCTCCTAGTCGTGATTAATAGAATAGTACCACAAATATAAGAAAAAGCATATAGAAAAACCGGAAGGAAAATTAATCCTTCCGGTTTTTTGCATTCTCAAGCAGCTGATCAACAAAAACATCCAAAGCACTCTGCGATTCTGGCGAAAGCTGTGAATATGTACGAACGATATTCAATACAGCCTGATAAAACCGCCTGTCTGTGTGTTCGAGAATCTCAGAAACAAGGGCTGCGTCCTCGTCATCTGGAATCTGGAATATCTCGCCTTCACCATCACGGAGCCATGCCTCATTCACATTAAACTCCCGGCAGATTGATTTACACATCTGATCGGTGAGATTTCGATCACCTTTCTCAATACGAGAAATGGCAACTTTAGTAACACCGAGGCGTTCTCCGAACTTTTCGAGCGTAAGCCCAAGTGCTTTACGTAGTTCTTTAATACGTTCTCCCTGCGTCATGTCATACCTCCATATTTAATTTTCTAAACATAGAATAACATCTGTAAAATATTAAGTCAATGAAAAAGTTACCAAAGTTAACGAAAATACTTGACAAAGATACCATAGGTAAATATAATGTAACCATAGTAAACAGCACATGAAAGGAGAAAAATATGGAAGAAGTAAAAAAAGAACTGGTTGAAAAAATGGCAAAGTTAAAACCGATTGATCTGATCCTGGTGCAGAATGTAGCAGATGCTCTGCTTGCTAGAGATAAGATCGAGACATCAAAGAAACAGCTTGTGCAGCAGTAGAGAGGAGATGAGAGAGGTGGAATGTACTAATTGTGGGAATGTCAATATATCCCAAACGGCTAATTTTTGCATCGTATGTGGAAAGAAATTAAAGAAAGGGTGCAAATGTTGGGTAAAAAAACAGGACAACTATGATTGCGGAAAAGATAGTTGCCCTGGATATGGACTTTTTTTACAAGAATCAAAGTCCAAGCGATGATTTTGCTAGTTCGCAACCGAAATCAATTGCAAATTGGCGAATTGCCTCTGCTGTAAATTTACCACATGTTAGAAGTGCTTTTTGAATTCTAATAGTTGCAAGTTTGGTTTTGGGCGTTTCAACAATGATATCTGGAAGGGAAGCTTCAAGATTTTGTCTTTCTAATTCAGAGAGTTCAGCATCTTCTTGAATCATTAATGCAGTTGCTTCTATTGCTGCAGAAGTCCAAGGGTATGGTTTTCCACACGAACGGCAGTAGGAAGGTTTTTCAAACTCAGGTGTATATGTAACAACTGCATTGATATGCCACTCTTTAATTGCTGAATTGCAGTTGGGGCATTTGGAAATTAACTCAGCTCCACATTTTTCGCAATATTCAGTTGATTTAAGCGGGTGCCGTTCGATAATAGAGTGTCCATTAGTACATATTTTTACAAAAAAATCAGACATATAAGATCTCCTTTCGTGATACTCGGACGCGGCAACGTCCTGTAAGGAAAAGGATAGCATAGTGAGAAAGAAACTACAAGTTGGAAGATATAGAGGAGATGAGAAGGGAGATGAGAAGAATGAATTCATCAGATGGAATCCGAAGCCTGGAGATTGATTTTGACAAAGAAATTTTAAAAATTAATGGGCAGGAAGTGAAAGAAAGGATTGTAATTGTCTCGCTTCCGGGTCCGGAAGGCTATAAGTATAAAAAAGCATTCAATATGAATAATGAGCGGATTTCCGGAAGCAGAGAAGTAATAGATGTCTGTTATTACAGAACAGCTAATGATAGTAAGCCTTGATAACAGCAATATGTCCCTGATACTTCATGTAATCAAGAGGAAAAGACAAGAAAGCAGATTGCGTAATAGTAAAAAGAAAATCCACGTTGCAGACGCACAACGTGGATTACGAAGTGAAGTTTTTCACATGACGCGGAAAAGATGGCAACAGTCAGGGATTTTTAAAAGTCCGAGGTCAAAATTCTCCTCAATGAAGAAAGTGCCAGATTGAAAACCCTGTTCCCACTGGATACCGGTGAATGAAATGTTGTCGATGCGGTCACTAAGAGCTGCTTTCTCATCAGGAGAAAGTTGTGAAAAATCAATGTGGTACTGATGTAACATAAGAAACCTCCTTGTTCAGTTGATAAGACAATTATAAAAAACAAGGAGCGGGAAATGCAAGGAAATAATTGAAAGGAGAAAAAAGTGGGCAGTAAATTATGCGAGAACAAAGAAAAGAAACGCTATGACTATGTAGCCGGTTTATTGACTGGTGGATTCAGAGCAAAGAATCTGACAACGAAGGACGTGAGTTTAAAAAGCGGGATTCCAGAGCGGACAGTTACAGAGCGAATCAACCATCCGGAAAAGATCAGGTTGAAAGATTTATACAGCTTGACGGATTTGGCGGGAATAAAGATCACGTTTGAATATAAGGAGATGCCGGATTAAGGAGAGTGACAATGAAAAATAAGAAACCATTTTATGTGATGGCAATCGTAATCATCATCATGTACGCAGTGATCTATATTTTACGACCGGCGCTGGTATCTGGACAGCCTGTCTCCGGTGTACTTAAACAGATCACACCAGTTGCACCGGTGCAACAGCCGGAGACAACACCAAGTCAGGAATATACAACATGCACTATAGATATTGCAGAAGAAGAATACTGGGACAGCCTGGAACTGCTTGCAATCTGTGTCGAGGCGGAAGCGGGGAATCAGGGATTACAGGGGAAACGTCTGGTTGTGGATGTGATCTTAAACAGAGCAGAAGATCATTCCGGAGAGTGGCCGGACACGATCGCCGGTGTGATATCCCAGAAGAATCAGTTCACATCATATTGGGACGGCGGGATGGCAGACATCTGGGAACCGTCAGAGGAGACGTACCAGGCGGTAAAAATGGAAGTAGAACAGAGAGGATATCCGGGAATTTATTATTTCCGGGAAGGTCAGTGGTCTGATTATGGGACACCATGGAGAAAGACCGGAGCACATTATTTTTCGAAGAAATGAGGAGAGAAAGATGATCACATTAGATTTAACAAAAGAAGAGACTTTTATGCTTCGCGATTTAGCAACCGGAGCAGACTGCGGGTATGAATGGATGCAGGAGATTGCAGACGCTCTGGAAGAAAAACTTGAGGAAGCGATAAAAAAACCGCAGATGAAGCGTTCGGAGTTCAACCGGCAGATTTCCGACACAAAAACCCGATGGGAAAATAAAGGACTCGCAACTTCTATGATGCTGGCGAAAGAGGCGGAACTAAAATTTTATTATGACATTGTGGAGGACGACGATGAAAACACCGGAAGAACTGGAAGACTGGGCGGCAAATTGTGCACGAAGTTTTGAGACGACATTTGTTGCAGGAAAGTACGGACAGGCTGCCATGACGGCGGAGCAGATCTACACATCCCTGAATTTTATCGGGATGAAACAGGAAGCAGAGCTGATCATGGAACAGATCGGCTGGGACAGGGTTAGAAAAGCATTTTCGGAGGCGAGGATAAATGTTGAACGAGGACCAGATCATAAAAAAGCTGTATGACCAGGTGAAGATATTTAAAGACCACATGATGAGAAAAGAGTACCTGCAGGCAGTCTTGTGTGCGGATCAGGCATCCATGGTTGTGATGTGCCTGGATATGGGAGAAGAAGTCAGAGCGGAGCTTTTTGGAGTACGTGATAAGAATAATCCGGTAATTGGCTTAATCGATGAAGCACAGTATATAAAAGCTCTTGACTGGTGCATTTTCCACGGGTTTTCACATACAGTACATACGTTCGAAAATGTAATAAAGAAAGAGCATTGAAATGCTAGGTTTCAATGCTCAGATAGGTGCAATACACACCATACTTATGACAGGTATAGTGTATCATGCGCCTGCTGAAAAAGCAAGAGAAAAAAGGGGATAAGCCGCCGGCTTATTTAACAATCTCAATATATTAAACTTAGCAGATACGGAGCAGGGACATGGCACACAGACATGATGTTTATGAGTATGGAATATATAGAGAACACGAAATTAAGTATGTAGGAAAATTTGGAGCAAAGGGAGAGAAGAGAGCCAAGAAGAAAAAGGCTACACCCGAGCAGGTAAAAAAACAAAATCAATACAACAGGGAAAAGAAAATATTACGGAAGATCCGATGCAACTTTGAACCAGGCGATCTGTGGCTGACAATGAAATTTCCAAGGGGAACAAGAATTCCGGTGGAAGAGATAAAGAAAGTCCGCAAAGCCTTTTTCGATACTGTGAGAAATAAATATAAAAAGAGAGGACAGGTATTGAAGTTTGTATACAGGATAGAAGTAGGGGAAAGAGGAGGAATCCATTTCCATGTACTGATGAACAGGCTGGATGGAATACCGGGAACAGCGGAGATTGTATCTGAGGTATGGAACAGGCTGACAGATGGACGGGTGAATTATGAGCCGGTGTATGAAGGCGATTATTTTAAAAGTTTGGCAAATTACATCGTAAAAGAACCTACAGAAGAAATTACAGGTCAGATGACATTGTTCGGAGAGGAAGAAGAAACAAAAATTTTTGTCAAATATGACTGTTCAAGAAATTTAAAGATGCCGGAAAAAGAAACACATAAATATAAGCGTCGGACGGTAAGAAAGCTGATCGAGAATGGACCAGAGCCGCAACCGGGATATTACATAGACCGAGACAGCATCCGATACGGAGTAAACCCGTACACAGGCATGTCGTACTACTACTATACAGAGATCCGGCTGGAACGGGATGCCGGAGAGATCAGAAGGGAGCGTGAGGATCTATGCAGGCGGTCAGCATCTACGTCACCACATCCATAAAGGGCAGATGGGAGCGTGACGGCTACATTGGATATTGCCTGGAATATTATCCATCAGGAAAGAGCCTGCCGGAGATAAGAAAACACATTGAACCTGTTGAACAGATGAATGGAAACAGGGCAGAGATGGAGGCTCTGATACGTGCATTTTCCCGTATGAAGAGAAAATGCGAGCTGTCAATTTATACAGACAGTGAATACCTGTACAACGGATTTGCAGGCAGGGAAGATGTAGCACAGTGGATTAAGAGAGGATGGATCACGACCAGAGGTCAGCCGGTAAAAAATAAAGATAAGTGGCTGGAGCTGATCCGGGGCAAGCAGGGGCACTTATGCAGTTTTTATTTAAAACAGCCCAATGCCTACACGAAGGAACTGATGGAAGAAATGGAACGAAGGGAGAAAACGAGAAATGTTTGAGAGATTCGGAGAATTTGACAGCGCAGAAGAAATAAACCTCACAGCAGAGGGATTGAAAACAGAAGGAGATATGGAAAGTCTCCTGGTACTGGCAGAGGAAAATGGAATTGATAAAGAGGATGCCAAAGATTACTGGGGCGGATACACAGATACACTGACGACACCGCTTGGGGCGGCGATCGGAAAGATCGATGTGGAATGTAAAGATTTAAAACCGAAGCAGATCATGATTGACTGGGTGGATTACATCAGATCACAGTGCATGGAGCATGACGATATGGCGGTCGCG